TGCGCAGAAATAGTACTATTGATCAAACAAAATACGTTGATTGGATGCGTGTAGTTCGAAATATTGTCTCTCGTGCAGATCTTACACCAGATGGCAAAAGAAGTGATATCATCAGAAGTCCGGAATCATTCTATGGTGCGATAAATTTAATAAATGAGTTAGCGAATGGATGCGGTGACATTTACACTTATTTATGTACAAACAAAGTGACATCTTCCTTCGCAAGTGAGCAAATCAAAGAAGAAAGAATTAAATCAAAGATTATATCAACAAATCCGGATAAAAAAGCAATAATACATAAAACTGAAGACAATGAACTATTAAGAGGCAAAATAACTTTTGCTTTAGAATGTGCCAACTATAAAAACAACATAGATGAAATTGATTTTGATCTTCTCATCCAAGTTCAAAGTGTATTTGAGAAGTATTTTAATAAAGAGCTGGATAGTTCGAATTTGGAATTTGACAAGCTTAGAAAAGCACTACTAACAATTGAAGTCAATGGACATTATCAATATTATAACTATTGGTGGTCATACTGGTATGCAGGTGATGCTGAAAAGAGAAAGTTGTTTCCATTATATAGAGAAATTGAGTATTTTATTGGTTTGGATGAATATAAAAAATACTTCAAAAAATTAGTACTTCTTCTTATTGATAAAAGCTATGATGAAATAATATCAGATTTTGTAAAACCTGAAAACATGGAAAACTGGCAATTCAGACTCATTAAAGAAGAACTACTCCTTTTTAATTGTAAATCAAAGTATATAGCTATACCTCAAGATAGGACATACTGCTATTTATTGAAAGGTAAGCGTCCATCAGATACACAAGGATGTCATAAAATTGAGTAATTCTGTTTCTGCTTTGAACATCACAATATGGAAGTGACGAATCAAAGGCGATACCTTGAACAAGTAAGGTATCGCCTTTCAATTATTGTTACAGCTTCTCCATCTCCTTTGCTTTTGTAAGAGAGCTATATCTATGGATGCTATTCATCGGTAGGTACTGCATGGGTTTTCGTGTTACTATTTGGAACGGGGATAGTGACGCCGATTTCGCTGTGTCCCATCAGGTATTGCAGCGTTTTCGGGTTCATGCCTGCTTTCGCCTGATTGCTGCAGTAGGTATGGCGGCAGATGTGAGGCGTGATGTTAGGCATCTGCACGCGGTAAATCTCGTTATACTTCTTTACCATGCGATTGAAGCGATGCTCCCAGTGCAGAGCCACCAGCGGCATACCGTTCTCATCGAAGTACAGAAAGCCGCAGTATCCGTCCACGAACTGCTCCTTCTTTGGCTTACCTCTGTCCTCGATGATCGCCTGAAAGCATCGTGCCACATCTTCGGTAATCGGAATCTGACGCTTACCGGCATTCGTCTTGGTGGACTGTATCACATACTGCATGGACATCCGCACAACGGTTTCCAATACTGCACATCAGGCACAGTTTGACCGCATGGATGATTACGGCATGAATCTTGTGGAGGTGTCCAGCCACGCAGGCGCACGTCCGAAATGTGCAAAGGATCAGGGCAAGATCTTCAACCGTAATGGCGGCGGTGGTTACACGGAAGATCTGCACGGGAAGAAAATCCGGTATTATGCATGGAAGGATTCTTCCTACGGTGAGCCTGACGGGCTGCTCGGCATCAACTGCGGTCATCAGGTTTATCCATTCACGCCGGGAATTGATGTGCAGCGGTATTTTCCGTATGACGAAAAGGAGAATGCCGACCTCTATGAGAAAACACAGGTGCAGCGTGAACTGGAACGCCGTGTGCGTCGATCCAAGCGGGAATGTATGGTACTCGACGAGCTGGGCGATGAGGAAGGGCTGCGCAAGGCATCCGTTACTCTGAAACAGCGGCAGCAGACGCTGCAGCAGTACTGTGCGGATAATGGGTTGAGCTATAAGCCAGACCGCACGGCGGTGGTTGGGTATAACAGGACGGTTGCTGGGAAGGTTAGAAAATCCTTGACTTCTACAGCAAAAGGTGGTACAATTAAGAAAAGACCTTATGAGATCGTTAAGTCCCGCAAGAAAAGGCTTGAATTGGTAAATAGAGGTGTTTCTGAGGAAAAACCAATCTTTGCAGTTGATACAGATACCAATAAATTTGCATCTTATGTAAAAAATGTGCTGCCCAAAGAAGGTTTCTATGATGTTGCGCTGCATGGCACACCGACATCTGCAGAATTTTTCGGAGAGCAGATTGATGCTTATACACTTGCAAGTATCATCAGAAATCGAAAGGATTATACACCAAGGACAAAAATTCGACTTCTTTCATGTTCCACAGGTAACACTGATAATACCGGAGATTGCTTCGCTCAGATTCTTGCAAACGAGCTGGGTGTTGAAGTAGAGGCACCTACGAAAGATATTTTCGTATATCCGGATGGCTCATTCGATATCGGAGAAAAGAACGACGGCGAAATGAAAGCGTTTCATTCAAGAAAATAAGGAGGTGTTGGCATGTCTAAACATTATATATTCGATCGTTCTATTAAAGAACTTGGCAAGGAGGAGCTTGCGAAAGCAACAAGTAATACAACTATTGATGGTAAAGCGGAAATCCTTGCCTACTTGAAGCGATTTCCGGAATGTGCGTTTACAAGTGAACCTGTCAAAGATGCATTTACAGGAGAGGTTGTTTATGATGCCAACAATGCAAGAACCGATGGAGTGTACCAATGGTATGAGACTGAAATTTATCACTTTGATAAATACAACCTAAAGCTCAATGAAGAGTTTATCCAATATGTTTTGAACCGCCCTTAAACAAGGCGGTTTTCTTATGCCCAAAACAAGATAAATCTGCATCTCCCCGGAGGTGCATTTTTTATATCCAAATTTAAGAAACGGAGGAATACACATGAAAAAACTGTTCCGCATCCCGATGCAGTTTTTTGCAGAGGGCGGGCCTGCGCCGCAGGAACCCGAAGGGAATCCCGCACCGCCGGATCCGAAGCCCGACGACACGAAGCCCGCTCCGAAACCCGAACCCCCGAAGCCTGCACCGCCTTCTCCTGCTGCGGATACGCCCTCCGCCGAGGAACTTGAAGCGTTCCGTAAGTGGCAGGAATCGCAGAGGACCGACGCAGAAAAGCACGCTGCAGCCATCAGTAAGGCTGAAAAGGCAAGAACCGCCGCAGAAGCGAGAGCGGAAGCAGCTGAGCTGAAGGTCACCGCACTCGGCAAGGGTGTAAATGCAGATGCTCTGGATGACGTCATTGCACTGGCAAAAACAAAGATCACCGATAAGGTGACGGCAGATCAGGCAATTGAGGAAATCCTCAAAAAGTATCCTGCATTCGGCACACCCAAGCCCACCACTACAGGAACCGCAACACCAAACAACAATCCGAGTCCCGATGCGGACGATGCAAAAGCACGTCGTGTAATGGGACTCCCCGAAAGAAAGTAAACTAAGGAGGAAACTGATTTATGGCAAACGCAATCGAAAAATTCAAAAAGTACATCAGCCTGCTTGACGAGGTGTACAAGCAGGCGTCCCTGACAGCTCGTCTCGACAGTGACAGCACACTTGCACAGGCAGGCGCAAACGCAAACGAGATCATCATTCCCAAGCTCAGCATGGACGGTCTGGCAGAATACGACCGCAATTCCGGTTATGTAAACGGCGACGTCACCATGACGTATGAAACAGTTCCATTCAACTATGACCGTGGAAGAAAGTTTAATGTTGACGCTATGGACAACGAGGAAACCGCAGGTCTTGCATTCGGTAAACTCTCCAGCGAGTTCATCAGAACGAAGGTCGTTCCCGAAATGGATGCATTCCGTTTTGCGACCTATGCTTCCAAGGAGGGCATTTCCATTGCAACAGGAGATCTGACGACAGGTGAAAGCGTAATTGCTGCGCTCAGAGCAGCGACAAATCAGATGGATGAGGACGAAGTTCCGCAGGAAGGCAGAATTCTGTATATCACTCCCACACGCAAGGGTATGATCGACGATATGGACACCACAAAGTCCAAGGAAGTTCTCTCCCGTTTCAGTGAGATCGTACTGATCCCCCAGAGCCGTTTCTATACTGCCATCGAACTGCGTGACGGTAAAACATCCGGTGAAGAGATCGGCGGTTATGCTAAGGCTGCAGGTGCAGCAAACATCAACTTCTTTGTTGTTCGCACTGATGCACTGATGCAGTATCCGAAGCACACTGTAAGCAAGGTCATCAGTCCCGAAGCTAACCAGGAGAAGGATGCATGGGCATTCTTCTACCGTGCATACGGTCTTGCCGATGTTTACGAAAACAAGCGTGCAGGTCTGTATATGCACAAGGCAACCGTGTAAAGGAGGTATGAAATATGGGTAAGATCGTAGGTGCTACATTCCCGAAGCCCGAACCGGAGAAGCCGGTAGAAATCAAGGTCATTGTAGATAGTGAACCTGTCGCTTCTGTTGAGGTGGGAGCAGATGAAATGACAACAGAAACAACAGAAACAACAGAAACAACTGAAACAACTGAGGGCAAGAAGCCGGGCAGCAAAAAAAAGGCGGAAGAAAAGGCCGGTGAGTAACCATGCTTGATTTCTACCGCAACGAATGGCACGGCAGCTTTAACGGCACGGAGGAGGAGCTTTCCCTCCTTCTCTCCCGTGCTGCTGATGCAGTGAACAACACCATCATTATGAGAGGTTACACTGTTGATTCGGTTCCGGAGATCTTGAAGCAGCCGGTCTGCAAAGCCGTTTGTGCGCAGGCGGATTACATCGAAAGCCAGGGTGGCGTCGAGAGCCTCACAGAAGGTTCATACAGCTCGGTAACGCTTGGCAGGTTCAGTTATTCGGACGGAACACAAAACGGTGCTGTGAGTGCGTCAGGCGGTTCTCTGTGCATTCTTGCAAAGGAGTATCTGGAATCAACAGGTCTTCTTTACAGAGGGGTGGCGGTATATTGAAACCGATTCCGAAAAAGCTGCTGATTCATCATGCAAAGCTGATGGCGGTGACAATGGATGAATGGCAGAGTGAAACACTCTCGACCGTTGCAGACCTCAAACACATCCGAATCGAACCATCATCCAAGCTTGTGACCGATAAACAGAACCGTCAGATCACATTATCTGCGGTATTGTTTTACGATTTGCGGAACAGCACGCCGAAGAACGTCGAGTTTTCACCCGGGCAGAAGATTGTTTTTGGCGGAAAAGAATACACTGTTGAAACGATCGAGCTGATTTATGATGACAAAAAACTGCATCATTACGAACTGGGGCTGGTATAATGGATGTGAAATTTTCTGTGAATCTGAATGTCACTGCAACGGAAGAACGCTTGAAAACGGCGGTTGAAAAAGCTGTGTTTGTCACATCTGAGGCAGCATTGAAGGATTGCAATTATTATTGCAAGCAGGATCAGGAGGGACTGATCGGCAGCAGCGAGACACTCAGCGAACCGGAAAAGGGAGTCCTACGCTGGCATACCCCCTATGCCCGTAGGCAGTACTATCTGGATGCAGCACGAAAGGACAAGAATCCGAACGCTCGAAAAATGTGGGCACATTATGCCGCAAGCGTCCACGGCAATGAATGGCTGCTGAGAATGCAAAAAGCATTTTCACAGTATGCAAAGAGGTGATAGCAATCCGCACGACCATATTATCCTACATTTCCAAAACTACAGGAGCAGTCATCGGACAGCTCCCTGAATCCGGAGGGCTTGCAGTGCAGGTGGCTCCATCTCCTGCAGGCGAACAGTATTTTGACGGAACAAGCAGCGATACAATGTCGCTGCTGTTTTTGTGCAAATCCATGCAGCAGAGAGATGCGCTCGGGACGCTTGATGAGATCTGCACAGCACTGACACGAAATAAACGGCACGAACATGGAATCTATAGCCTTACTGTTGCGACAGCTCCGAATTACGTCGCAAAGGAAGGGAATTTCTGGATCTATTCGTGCATCATCAATCTGAAATACTATAACAAGGAGGGCTTTTAAATGCCGGATATTGCACTGAATTACGATTACCGTTTGGAAATCAACACAACGCCCGAAGGCGAATCGGAAACCATGGCTGAGATCGCCGAAGGCTTCAACAGCATCACCGAATCTCTGAACGAGGTGGTGCAGCAGTTCTCATTCTTTGGCGACGGAGGCTATGGTTCGTCCTTTGTGACGGGCGGTCAGCTTACTGTGACTCTGAGCGGCGTGCGCATGAAGGGTGACCCTGCACAGGATTACATGTTCAGCGATGCCGTGCTCTACAATTGGGGCAAGGCAAGAGAGACGACATGCAAGCTGTACTGCCCCGATGGCGATGTGATCAGCTGTCCTGTAACGCTTGCCAAGATCAACCGCAGCGGCGGAGAATCCCAGAATGGAACGGCAGTTTCTCTGGAGATCCATTTCAATGGCAAGCCCGAGGTCGAAACACAGAAACAGTAACGGATAAGCACTCCGAAAGGGGTGCTTTTCTTTTCATAAAAAGGAGGAATGAAGATGGCATATCAGATCAGAAAACAGGAACGGATCGTTGAAGATCTGGAACTGATGGAAACGAAGGATCATCCCACGGTGCTGATTCATATCGACATCAGCCCCGAACACATTGCAAAAGACTACCGCAAAACGCAGCTTGAAATTGCAAAGGCGAAACAGGTCGGTGATGTGGCGGCCTTCAGCAATGCAGCTGATGCGCTTTTTCATCTGGTGTTCGGAGCAGATGCAACGGAAAGGATCCTCGAATACTTTGACGGCTCGTATATCGACGCAACACTGAACGTGCTTCCGTTTATCTACGATCGCATTCATCCGGCTGTGGAAGCCTACGCCAAGAACCGCAGAGATATGCTCGTCAACAATGTAGCACTGAACCGCCGTCAGCGCAGAAAGCTTGGTTTATGACATTCGATCTGACAAGTCCCCTGCCGAAAGAAACAGTGTTTCTCGGCAAGCGTTGGAAACTGCGTCTTTCATTCGACGTTATTCTCAGAGTGTTTGCACTGTACCGGGATGAGGTGCTGTATGGCAGTGAAAAGCAGGCGCTTGCTTTGGCATTGCTGGTGGAAAACAGCAATCCCCCCACGGAACTTCTGGAACACATTTTTGAAGAGTACATCAGCATTACAAAAAAATCAGACAGAAAAGGACTGAAGTGCTTTGATTTCCTGCAGGACGGTGCGTATCTTTATGCATCATTCCTGATGGATTACGGCATAGATCTGACGCAGGAATGCGGACGGCTGCATTGGTGGAAGTTCGTTGCCTTGTTTCAGGGGCTTTCCGAACGCACAAAAATGCGTGAAGTCATGCGCATTCGTCAGGAGCCGATCCCAGAGCCGAACAAACACAACGGGAAATACATTGAAAACCTGATTGCACTGAAAAACTACTATGCGCTGGAGATCTCACAGGAAGAACGGGAACAGAATTTCAGATCAGGAATCGCATCGCTCGCACAGGTACTTAAAGCCCGTGCATCATCATAAAGGCAGGTGGTTTTATGCCGAACACGCAGGCTGACGGCGAAGTAGTATACCGCATTCGTGCGGATACGAGTCAGTATAAAAAGGATCTGAAAGAATCCGAACAGGATGCCAAGAAAACTGCGCAGGAAACAGCCAATGCGCTGTCGAAAGGCACCGAACAGTCTGACAAAGCAGTGAAGAAGGCTTCACAGTCCATTACGGCTGAAATGAAAAAAGCGAATACCGCTGCCGAATCTCTTGCGGGAACAGCAGAGGAAATGCCGCAGGCTTTATCCGATGTGCAGGAATCCGCTGAAAAGGCTGCCGAGGGATTTGACGGTATCGGTGAAAGCGCAAAGAAATCCAAAAAGGAATCCAAGGATTTCTCGAAGGAACTTGAAGAGATAGGCAAGCTTCTGGAAAAGGGCAGCAAGAATTCACAGCTCGCAGCGCAAAAGAAGAAAGTGCTGTCTGAAGCTATTTCGGAAACTTCAAAAAAGCTTGCGGATCTCAAAGACAAGCAGAAGGATGCTGAAAAGGCTTTCAAATCGGGTGACATGCCCGATGAGGAATACCGCAAGCTGCAGCGTGAGGTGATTGCTACCGAGCAGGCGCTTGCAAGTTACCGCAAGGAACTGAAAAACGTCGGTAAAGCTACGGGTGAAACCGCCGATATGACTGAAAAAGCTTTGGGCGGTGCATTATCTTCCGTCGCAGGGACTGCTGGAACTGTAGGTGCTGCGGTAGGTGCGGCAGTTCTCGGCGTAGGGGCTGCTGCGGTTGGAATCGGAACGGCTGCTGTAAATACGGCAGTGGATCTCGACAAAGCGATGAACCAGTTCGCCGCATCCACAGGTACGTCAAAATCTGAACTGGACAAATACCAGGACGTTCTGGAAAAGATCTATCTGAACAATTACGGTGAGGATTTTCTGGACATCGCCGACAGCATGGCAGCCGTCAAGAAGAATCTCGGTGAACTGAATGACATCAACCTGCAGAATGTAACAGAAGCGGCATTTATGCTGCGTGATGTGTATCAGTATGATATTCCGGAATCTACCAGAGCCGCAAAGGCGATGATGGACAACTTCGGCATTACCGGATATGAAGCGATGGGGCTGATCGCTGCAGGCGCGCAGAATGGTCTGGACTACTCAAGCGAACTGATCGACAGTATTTCGGAATACTCTGTACAATTTGCAAAGCTTGGATTTACTTCCGATGACATGTTCCACATTATGGAGAAGGGCGCTGAAACAGGTGCATGGAGCCTCGATAAGGTGGGCGACGCCATCAAGGAAATTTCCATCAAGGCAATCGACAGTTCCGACACAACGGCAGAAGGCTTTGAAGCGATTGGACTGAATGCCGAGAAAATGGCGATGAAATTCGCAATGGGCGGCGAAGCTGCAAAGGAAGCGTTTGACGAAACCATTGCAGCCCTTGACAGTCTGAATAATCCCCTCGAAAAGGATGCAGCAGGTGTCGCACTGTTCGGCACAATGTGGGAGGATCTGGGTGCCGATGTCGTTGCACAGCTTGCGGATATCGAAAATAGCGCATACAACACAGAGGACGCTCTCGGAAAGATCGGCGAAGTGAAATACGACGATCTCGGTTCCATGTTCGAGGCACTGAGCAGAGCAGCTGAAATGCTCCTGCTTCCGCTTGGTGAACAGCTGATTCCGACACTCGGCGTGCTGATCGAAAAGATGCTCCCTCTCATTGAAGGAGTACTTCCGCCGCTTGTAGAGGCGTTTTCTGCACTTTTGATTCCGATTCTGGAGCTTGCGGAACAGGCAATGCCGGGGTTCACCGAATGGATACAGACACTTGTCAATGAAGATTTACTGCCATACCTTGCAAAGGAACTGTTCCCAAAGCTTGAAGAAATGGCAGAAAAGCTTAATCCGATCATCGAAGGACTTGCCAAAAATGTGCTTCCTGCACTTGCAGAGGCATTCGGGGAAATCATCCCAATATTGCTGGATATCGTGATAGAACTGCTTCCGCTTCTGGTGGATCTGGTTGGAGAAAATGGACTTGCGCCAATCATTCGGAATCTGATCCCGGTTATTAAACTGCTTGCAGACGCTCTGGGCATTTACCTTCACATTGCAGTCAGCACTCTTGTGCCTGTGATCCAAGGTGTGATGGATGCGATGCAACAGATGACTGACACCTGGACACTTGCGGTTGATTTTATTAACAACGTGCTTGCAGGAGATTGGGAAGCAGCGTGGCAGAACATCATCGGCATTTTTAAAGGCATATTTAACCAGTTGCCGGGAATTGCAGAAGCAGCAATTAACGGAATTGGCGGCTTAATCAATGGATTTTTAGATGGCGTCAACAAAATAGGCGCTGCTGCTGGTGTTAATATTGAGTACCGTATTCCAACAAATATCAAACTCCCTCGTTTCCACACGGGCGGTATCATTGATTTTGATACAGAGGAAGCCCCGATCCTTGCGCAGGACGGTGAAATGGTTCTGACGAAGGAACAGCAGCGCAGACTGTTTGCAATTGCTGACGGTGAAAATCTGGCAGTGACAAATGAACTCGACCGTATGCTGCGGACGTTCTCATCCATGAGAAGCGGTTCTGAATCGCCCGAGCCTCAGCCAGTGGACTCTGAAAACGGTCCGTACATCATCTATCTGGTCGTTGACGGTGAAACAGTCGCAGAAGCGGCACTCCCTCATATCGACAGACAGCAGGGTGAAATGGTTGTACTTACGCAAAGGGGGCACTGATGAAGAAACATATAGGAATCCGAATGAACGACAAACACAGCTGGAATGATTTCGGATGCAGAATTTCTGAACGTGAAATCGGTCAGCCGGAAAAGAAACGCATTGTTGAAACCGTCCCATACAGCAATGATGTGCAAAATTTCAATACGCTGTATGGTATACAG